GATAAAATATTCTGCACTAACCAAACAGTAGCAGATTACACAGTAAACAATAGTCAGTATACATCTAACGATACAACAAACGACTTTATATTTGCATAATGGAAAACTTACACATAATAAATTTATCGTCTTATAATAAACCACAAATCACAGAAGATAAAAAGCGTGATTGGGTAAACTACGGTGAAGATAATGACTACTATTCTTATTTAATAAAACTGTTTATTAATTCAACCACCAACAACGCTATTATAAATGCAGTTAGTCAAAATATATACGGTAAAGGCTTAGATGCGTTAGATAGTAGCACCAAGACAGAAGAATATGCATCTTTGAGGTCTATATTTCACGACAAGTGTTTACAAAAAATAGCACTTGATTTAAAACTATTAGGCGAAGCAAGTTTCCAAGTATTATACCAAGACGGTCAAGTAAAACGTGCAGAACATTTTCCACGTCAAACACTACGTGCAGAAAAATGTAACGAAGATGGCGAAATAGAAGGGTACTACTACTTCCACGATTGGTCAAAAATTAAACCAAACGACAAGCCTAAACGCATTGCAGCTTTTGGATTTGGTAACGGTAAAGAACCAGAAATTAAAATTGTAAAAAAGTACGTTTCTGGGTACGATTATTACTGCCCTGTGGATTATCAAGGCGGATTAGCTTATGCTGATCTTGAATGTGAAATAAGCGACTACTTGATAAACGATGTACAGAATGGTTTCAGCGGAACTAAAGTAGTCAACTTTAACAACGGCGTACCTGACAGGGATAAACAACTTCAGATTAAGTCTGATGTAATGAACAAGCTAACAGGTGCAAGAGGCGAAAAAGTAATAATAGCATTTAATAACAATGCAGAAAGCAAAACATCTATTGATGACATACCTTTAACAGATGCACCACAACATTACGAATACCTATCTAACGAATGTACAGGCAAGTTGATGGTTGCACACAGAATTACTTCCCCTTTACTTTTAGGTATTAGGGATGGTAACAATGGTTTAGGTAATAATGCTGATGAAATACGTACAGCTTCTTTATTGTTTCACAACGTAACTATTAAACCTTACCAAAATCTAATAATTGATTCTATTGATGATATACTTGCGGTAAATGGCATTAGCCTTAAATTGTATTTTAAGACACTACAGCCGCTTGAATTTATAGAAACTGACAATGCCATCACAGACGAAACAAGGGAAGAAGAAACAGGCGTTAAAATGGCTAAACAAGAGCCTGACTTTGATGATGACAAGATGTATGACTTGCTGGATGATTTTGGCGAAGATGAAAACCTTGATGAATGGGAATTAGTAGATGAACGTGAGGTAGATTATGACCAAGAAGAAGCGTTAGACAAAATGATAGGTTTAGCAAGTACAGGTAGTGCAAGACCAAATGCAGGAAGTGAACAAGATGGTGAAAATAAACAAGGTGTACAGTTTAGGGTACGTTACCAATATGCACCATTAAAAACACAGGCTAACAGTAGGGAATTTTGCAAGAAGATGGTAGCTGCTAAAAAAATATATCGCAAAGAAGATATTATGCAAATGAGCCAATTAGCAGTAAATGCAGGGTGGGGTTTAAACGGTGCTGCTACTTATGATATTTGGTTCTATAAAGGCGGAGGTGCTTGTCATCATTTTTGGATGCGTAAAACCTACAAAGCAAAGTCAGAAGATATTAAACCTGATGTGGGTAACCCTAATGCAGAGGTTAGTGTAAATCAAGCTAAAAAAGATGGTTTTAAACCAGAAACAAACGACAAAAAGGTTGCTAAACGACCTGTAGATATGCCGAATCAAGGCTTTGTAAATAAATAAGATATGGCAGAAGGATTATTCATAACACGAAAAGATTTAGTAAAGTTTACTGCTGTAAATGGTAATGTGGACACGGACAAGTTTATACAATTTATAAAAATAGCCCAAGACATACACATACAAAACTATTTAGGTACTGACTTATTTGAAGATTTACAAGGACACATAGAAGGCAGTAGTTTAGCTGGGGATAATTTAGCACTTGTAACGACCTATATAAAGCCTATGCTGATACATTGGGCAATGGTTGAATATTTACCCTTTGCAGCTTATACAATCGCTAATAAGGGCGTATTTAAACACAGTAGCGAAAACGCACAAAACGTAGATAAAAACGAAATAGATTTTTTAATAGAAAAAGAACGAAATATTGCACAATACTATACTGAAAGGTTTATTGAATATATGTCTTTTAATGCCTCAAGTAAATTTCCAAAATATTATACTAACACTAATGACGATGTTTACCCTGATAAGGATGCATCTTTTGAAGGATGGGTGCTATAAAAAAATCATACAAACCAAAAAGTTATAATATTGAAAGGTTGAAAAATTACCTTAAAAAAATACATATAACAAAAACACAAAAAAGTTATTGATATATTATGGCGAATACTATTAATTGGGGTGAAATATATTGCGTTTCCTATTTTGGTGATTCGGCAAATTTATTATCAATTCAAATAAATAGTCAACCAGAATGTTTGGAATAATATATAGTTCATCTTGGTTTGGCGAAGTAAATGCTACAAATGGCTGGGGCAGTTTATATCCGTTTGATGCTGATGGTAGTTTTTTTACAACTGACACAACAAAAGAAACAGCAGATACAACAGAATACAGAGCAGATGCAACACAATATTAATATATAAAAAATGGCTAAACAAACAATTAACATAGGTACTACTGCAAACGATGGCACAGGTGATCAGTTGCGCAGTGCTTTTGACAAAGTCAATGACAACTTTACGGAACTTTATAGTGATGATGCTGGGGATGTTGGTTCTATTGTAGCAGGTACAGGAATTAGTGTAAATCAAGCTACAGGTGATGTAACTGTAACTAATTCTTTGCCTAACGCTACACACACAGGCGATGTAACAGGTTCTGGTGCTTTAACAATAGCAAATGATGCTGTAACAACTGCTAAAATTATTAATGATGCGGTTACTGCTGATAAATTAGCAAATTCAATTAATACTGAAATTGCAGCTAATACTGCTAAAGTAACAAACGCAACGCACACAGGCGATGTTACAGGTGCTACTGCTTTAACTATCGCAAGTTCGGCAGTTACAACTGCTAAAATTAACAACGATGCAGTTACACACGATAAACTTGAAAACCGTTATACTGCAATAGTAACTAAAACGGATCAAGGCGGTGCGGTAGCGGTAGATTGGTCAGCAGGTACTATATTTAAGTTTTCTAATTCATTAACAAGTGGTTTAGAACTAGACTTTACAAACTACAAAGCAGGTCAAATTATAAGCATATACGGTTTAACAGGTAGTCAAACTATTACATTAGATAGTGATGCCGGTACAAGCGAAACTTTTAACAAAGTAGGGGGTGTGGATTACGCAGGTGGTTCAACAAACTTGTTACAAATAGAATGTGTAGACGATTCAGCAAATGCAGTTTTTAATTATTCGGTAGCAGCTTATGCTTCTGATGCAACACCAAGTTAGATGAAAGCAAAACAAATAGACGGTAACATTACCACATACAAAATTTTACCAAGCGAATACAAAAAGGCTGATGGTAAAGTCATACTTAACTTTAGAAACGCTGATACTGCTACACTTGAAGCCGAAGGGTTTTATGACGTTGTGTTTGCTTCTTACGATCCTTTAGTACAAAACAAAGGCGGTCTTGAATGGGATTCTAAAAAGAAAATATTTACAAATAAAATCACCGACAAAGATTTTAACGTTGAACAATTTGTATTAGACGAAGATGGTAAGCCAACAGAAGAAAAAGAAAAGGTTTATAAAATAGCCGACATCAAAGCAAGTAAGTTAGCTGAAATAAAAGGTAAAGCAAATAGATTATTACAACCTACGGATTGGCAAATTATACGAAAAGCAGAAAGGGATGTAGCTATTAGTTCTGATGTAGTAACTGAAAGAGCAAAAATACTAACAGAAGCAGAAAGATTAGAGGCAGAGGTAAACGCAAAAAAAACTTATAAAACCGTATTACAATATCAAGTAGCATTTTTTCCAAAAGAAGAAGTAGATGGCATTGAATAAAAGATTGTTTATAGGAGGTGCTGATGCTTGTACTACTGATACTGCTGATAAATTTGGCGATTCAAGTGGTGTGTTATTGTATTCTATGGACTACGATGCTTCTGATGCAAGTGGTAGTGCTGATGGCACACCTACTGATGTAACTTTTGGTGTAGAAGGTCAAATAAACTACGGTGCAAGATTTAATGGCAGTAGTAGCTTCATCAACACAAATTACACGCTTACTACCGACACTACATTTTCATTTTCTTGGTGGATGAATGCAGAAGTTCCGGTAGGCGATGATCATTATATCTGTAATGATGGAAATGGAACAGGACACGATGGCACATTTGCAATGTACCACACTTCAGATGGAAAATTCAAAATGTGGATAGGTGCAAATGGTAGTGGATATGCCTATGGGGAACTAACCCTGGCTGTTACTGGGTCTTGGATGCATTTTGCTGTATCCGTTAATGGATCGACTGTTACTGTTTATAAAAATGGCTCTTCTGCAGGAACTATAACCTTAACCCCACATAATACCGCAGGTATTCTTACTTTAATCATAGGTAGATTAGGACATTTTAACGGACGCTATTTTGAGGGCGATTTAGACCAATTTAGGTATTTTAACAAAGCAATTTCCGCAACAGAAGTTGGTGAACTTTACGCAGAAACTGCTTGTGTATATACTGCAACTACAACTGATAATAATTATCCTGTAGCTAATACTATGTACCACAAACTTGACAATAGTGCAGATGATGAGATTGGTACTGCTACATCTACAGAGCAAGAAATGCAATACAGGTTTGGCAAATATGGACAAGCAGGTTTATTTAATGGTCTAAGTAATGGGTCGGAAATAAATACAAACTATACAGTAGCAGATACTGCTTTAACTCATTCTATTTGGATAAATCAGTCAGGCTTAGGATTTGCAAACTTTAATGTCGTTTTAGGTGCATATTGGGATGGAACAACTCCCTATCATTTAGGGTATTATATGTGGACTAATGCAAATACTATAAATTGGCGAGTTTTTTATGGTGGTGATGGTGGCTCTACTTCACAACGAGTTGAAGCCTCAGGAACTATAACACAAAACCAATGGCATCATATTGTTGCAACTTGGACAGATGGCACAGGTGCAAAATTATATATTGATGGCTCATTAGCACAGTCTGTTTCTTCCTCTGAAACAAGAAATAAAAATGGAATTAATGTAGCTATAGGTGGATTTGGACATAACAGGTCTGGACAAGCAAATTGGAAAGGTTTATTAGACACATACAGATACTTTAATTCTGAATTATCAGCAAGCCAAGTAACCGAACTATACAACGAAAAACCTGAAGTAGATACATCTAACTTTAAGGCGGTGTTGTATGAGGGGAATAGTGGTACTCAATACATTTCAAATGTAGGGTTTCAACCTGACTTTGTTTGGATAAAGAATAGGGATACTTCAAATAACCATATGCTTTATGATTCTGTAAGAGGTGCAACTAAAACACTAAACAGTAACAACGATGGTGCTGAAGGAACACATTCTGACGCTTTAACATCTTTTGATGCAAATGGATTTTTTTTAGGTTCAAAAGCACACGTGAATGGTAATAATAATGATCTTGTAGCTTGGTGTTGGAAAGGCGGAGGCGATGCGGTTACTAATAATGATGGCACAGTAGCAAGTCAAGTTAGTGCTAATGTAGACGCTGGTTTTAGTATAGTCACAAACACATCAGTTGCAGGTAATTATACTTGGGGACACGGATTAAATAAAGCACCTGAATTATTTATACATAAAGCAATTAATTATACTTATGGTTGGGAAACATTATTTCCAAAAACATTTGGAGTTGATGCAGGAAGTCTTACTGCTTCTGATTGGGAGTATATTATACTTAGTTCATCTGCGGCTAAAGTAACTAATTATCATTATGGTGCAAATGATTCAGTATTAGCACAAGTTGGTGGCGGTTGGGGGCAAGTAAATAATTTTGTAACCTACTGTTGGCATTCAGTTGCAGGATATAGTAAGATAGGGACTTATACAGGTGCAACTTCAGGAGTAACTGTAAATGTAGGTTTTGCACCATCTTTTGTTTTAATAAAAAGCACTACGCAATCTGACTATTGGGGAATCTTTGATAATAAAAGACCAAGCGGAACAGGGAACAGAAGTTATATATACCCTAATACTGCCGATGATGAAGATGTTTATAGTGGCAGTTTGTCTGGGGTAACTTTAACCTCAACAGGATTTGCCGTAGACAATACAAATAGTCATATGGTTAATGAAAATGGAGAAACTTTTTTATATATGGCATTTAAATAATATGGAAGATTTAAAAATATTCGGACTGTACGCAGCAAACCTATTTGCATTGGCATTTAGTATTAGCGAAATAAACGCATACCTACAAATGTTTGTAATGGGTGCAACTTTAACATATACTATAATACAAATTTATAAAGCATTAAAAAAATGAATAGTAGGGAACGTAGGGAATTAAGGGGGTATGTAGGAAGCGGAATAGTATTTCTTTTCGTTATCCTATTGCTGGTGTTTCTGTCTTATGTTGAAATACCCGAAACAAATAATGACACTTTTAAACTTATTACAGGTGCTTTGGTGGCTTGTATAGGTGCAGCTATATATGTTTTTATCGGTAAAGACCCAAACGAACTAATAGAATTACAACGCAAAAACGATTCTTTAGAAATGAAGGTAGAGCAATTAGTATTAGCAAAAGATAAACTTGAAGAACTACTAATAAAAGTACAAGACGATGTTATAGACAGATTGCTTATTAAACACGCAATAGAACACGATGGAAAATCTTAAATATTTTAAAATTGAAGAATTTGACAGCCCTGACCTTCCTAATAGTGGTGTTAATATGGATCGTAATTTCTTGCAAAAGCTTGAATTGGCACGTGAAATTAGCGGGATTTCCTTTGTCATCAATAGTGGCTACAGAACAAAAGAACATAACGATGCCATCTATAAAAGATTGGGAAAAGAACCAATTAAATCTGCACACTTGGTTGGGAAAGCAGCAGATATTGCCTACACAAATTCACGTGAAAGATGGCTTATTATTACAGCCTTACAAGACGCAGGGTTTAATAGATTGGGAATCGCAAAAGGATTTGTCCACGTTGATTCAGACGAAACAAAATCACCAAACGTTATCTGGACGTATTAGTGCAACAGTAGGAAACACATTAATAAATGAGTGAAGTAAAAGTAAAGGCTAACGGACTGCGGAACGAATTAAAAGAAATACGCAAAAGTATAGACAAACTAACAAACGCAATGATTGAAATACACATTGCACAAACACACACACAAAATGAAGTACATAGTAATAATACTTGTTGCAACGATGATGAGTTGTGCAAGTGCAAGGGAAAAAAACCTGACAAGGTTTAAAGAATTAACCAAAGATGTTTGCATAGATAACCCTAACGAAGTTAAATTAGCACAAATACTATACAACGAAATTGTAAATGTCAGGTAAGAAAAAGTTTAAAGACACAGCAGTAGGTTCTTTCTTGTTGCAAAAAATACCAAAAGTAGTAGGTGCAATAGCACAAGATACACCTGTAGGAAACGTTATAGAAGCTATTATAGGTGGTAGTGAAATGTCTGAAGCAGACAAACAAGTAGCACTTGAAAAACTACGATTAGAACGTAGTGAAATGGATGGTGTTACAAAACGATGGGTAGCAGATGCCAGATCAGGAACTTGGTTAGCATCTAATGTACGCCCATTAGTATTAGTGTTTTTAACTACAAGTTATGTAGCAGGATGGTATTTGGGTTACCCATTAGATGAAATAACAGGTTTACTTACTATTGTGATTGGTGGATATTTTGGTAGTCGTGGAGTAGAAAAAGTATTTGGCAATAACAAGCATAGGTAATGGCAAAACAAATAGTAGGTAATTATTATAAAAAGCCAAAACAAAAGCGTAAGGGCATACACGCTAAAAGTAAAACAAGCAGCCTAAAATCAAGTAAAAATTATCACAAGGTTTATCGTGGACAAGGAAAATAATTAAATGTTATAAACAAAACATTTATTATTAAAAAAAAAGCGTGTAAATTTGGTGGGTAGTGGGAATATAAATTTAACTAACATATATATAAATACTATGATTGAAGATTTAACTATTAGAAACTTGGCAGAAAAAATTGCTAAAGACTTTGCATTATCTATTAAAGAACGTACTGACTACTTGTTAGAACTTGATGCAAACCAATATACAAACTTGGGTATTGATTCTACTAAAACAGAAAAAAACAAAGTAAAATCTGATAGTAAATATATATACAAACAAATAAAAGGTATAGATGAACCTACAGGTAAATTACTTATTAATCATTTAGATGCCTAAAGCAAAAAAACCTACACGTAGTAAGCTGGTAAAAAAACTTGATATTTTATTTAGTAAGTATGTTAGGTTAAGTAATGCTGATAGAAATGGAATCTGTACCTGTGTAACCTGTAACAGACAGTACCATTGGAAAGACATACAAGCTGGGCATTTTATGTCAAGAAAACACTACAGTACAAGGTGGGATTTAAGAAACGTTAAACCTCAATGTGTAGGATGTAATATGTTTAAAAGTGGTGAACAATATAAATATTCAATTTATTTAGGTATAGAACTTGCAAATGAGTTATATTTACAGAGTAACAAAATTGTTAAGTTTAGTAATGACGAACTGCAAGGTAAGATAGATCATTACAGTAAAGAACTTAAAAAATTGGTTTAGTTTTATTGTTTTATGTTTCAAGGGGTGGTTTATAGCTGCCCCTTTTTTATTAAAAAAAAATTTGTATATTTACAATATGGAACATTTAAACAAAGTAGAACTTTTTGGCAAGGTCAAAGAACTACAACACGAAAACAAGTTACTTAAAAAACAATTAAACATTCAAAACGGAATTTATTATGCCAAAGACAGAAACTAACATCTACAACAAGCTGTTTAAGTTACAGCAAGAAATAGGTGCAGTAAGTAAAGATACAAATAATCCATTTTACAAGTCAAAGTATTTTGACATTAATTCACTGATTAAACAACTAAACCCATTATTAGCTAAACACAAATTATTGTTAGTTCAGCCTATAATGGATAATATGGTTACAAGCAGAATTATTTGCATTGACAATGGAGGTAGTGTTGACAGTAGTCTTACTTTACCAGACATTAATGATCCGCAGAAGTTAGGCTCTGCTATTACTTACTATCGTAGATATACACTTGCAAGTTTATTAGGCTTACAAGCTGAAGATGATGATGGTAATTTAGCAAGTAGTAAATCTACTATTGTAGAAGATCGCAGGTGGTTAAATCAAAACACACCTGAATACAGCAAGGCTATTGAGTATTTAAAAGGCGGAGGTGATTTAGAAAGTATAAAATCTAAATACAAGGTCAGCAAAAAAATACAAGATGAACTTGCAAGGGTGTAGTATAAAAAGTATATCTTACAAAACAAAAATTAATAACAAAGAGTATAAAATCAAAATTTATGGAAAAAAAGAATGTAGCAATTTTATCAGGCAGTATCAACCTATCAGCGATAGACAAAACAAAGATAGTAACTGCCAAGAACGGAAACCAATATTTAAACCTAACTATGATGGTACAAAATGAATCACAGTATGGTAACAATATCTGGATTACACAAAGCCAAAGTAAAGAAGAACGTGAAGCTAAAGAAAAGGCAAACAGTTTAGGTAACGGTGCTGTACGTTGGTTAGGTGGTGATATTACAGTTGCAGAACGTAACGAGGTTACAAACAACGAACAAAACCCACAACGACAAGAAGTAGATTTACCATTTTAATTTAAGGGGGGGCGTAACAGCCCCTTTTTTTTATGACATTAAAGCGATTAAAACAAGGCGAAAAAATGCCTAATGACTTTTGGAATTACAATGTAAACCCAATTTTAGGCTATGAATACGAAGGCAAAGGAAGAAACACACACAAGGAATATAAAAAATATGGACTAAACACAAACCAGATTAGATGATAGCACAAACTAAAACAATACAAAACAAGATACTTGATATAAAGTATGGAAGGGTAAAAGAAGGATTAGGCATTGGCATACCTGAAATAGACGAATACATACGCTACAAGCAAGGTAATTTTAACCTTCTGATAGGCCACGCGAATGTAGGAAAAACTACTGTTATATGTTATCTACTTACTGTATATGCTATAAAACACAATTTAAAGTTTTTAATCTGGTCAAGTGAAAACACACCCCAAAGTATAGTAAGGAAAATTATTGAATTTAAAATGGGTAAAGCAATACATGAGGCTGAAGAAAAACAAATAGCAGAAGCTGTAGTATGGTGCGATAAACATTTTAAAATTATAGACGTAGAAGATTTATACACCTACAAAGATTTACTAAAAGAAGCAAACGCAGTAAAAGAAGCTTGGGATTACGATAGTTTATTGATTGATCCTTATAATAGTTTGGCTAAAGACCATCAGCTTTTAAGAGCAGTAGGTGGACACGAATACGATTACCAAGTAAGTAGCGAGTTTAGGTTGTTTGCTAAAAAGAAAAATGTAACTGTTTATTTAAACGCACACGGTGTAACAGAAGCATTAAGACGTACACACCAAAAAGGACACGAATACGAAAATCTACCACAACCATTAGGTTTGGCTGGTGTAGAAGGTGGAGGTAAATGGGGTAACCGTGCTGACGATGTGCTTTGTATTCACAGATATACTTCACACCCAACAGAATGGATGTATAGTCATTTGCACGTACTAAAAATAAAAGAAAACGAAACAGGTGGTAGGTGTACTCCATACGAACAACCAATAAGTTTAAGAATGGCTTTAAACAATGTAGGCTTTGAATTTATGGGGCAAAACATTTTACAACCTAAACAACTAAAATCAATTAAATTCTAATGGATGCAAACGAAATATTTTTTAGCCCTATAGTTCCTTTGTTTATGACATTAATGCTTATAGCTATGATTTTTATTGTTATAGGTTTTATGTTTAATGCAGAAATAATAATTAGCCCTGTAAAGGGTTTAATGATTGGTGCATTATTTCACAATGAAACATTTGAAGAAAACGGACAAGAAGTTACAGAATACACCTTGCAATGTTTGTTAGGTATAATTAGTGTAAACGTCCTATGGCGAAATCAAGATGGTTAAGTAAAATAGCCGAACAGCACAACGAGTGGATTAAGATTGTAAATTCTTTTGGTGAATTTGATTTTGCTGAAGATGTTGTACAGGAAATGTACATTGTAATTTATAAATACGCAAGTGAAGAAAAAATTATTAAAGAAGGCATTGTTAGTCGTGGGTATATTTTTTTTACCCTTCGGTCTATCTATTTTAGTTATTACAATGCTAAAAGAAAAGTTAATAAGGTTAGGCTTGACGATCAGGAAAACTTTACGCAAATACCAGACACTTCAGAAATGGATGAACAAGTAGGCTATAATGAGTTTGTAACACTTATTGATAACCACATAGATAATTGGCGATGGTATGACAAAACACTTTTTAATCTGTACAGAAATACAGATATGTCTATTAGAAAAATAGCACAGGAAACAAACATAAGTTGGGTAAGTATATTTAACACGCTTAAAAAATGCAAACAAGAACTTAAAGAAATATTTGAAGAAGATTATATAGATTATAAAAACAAAGATTATGAATGGAATGGACAAAAGGACTAAAGCCTATAAGGAATGGGTTAAGAACCACGAAAAAGAAAGTGGTGGACTTGGCGATACTGTAGAAAAAATAACTAAAGCTACAGGCATTAAAAAGGTAGTAGAAAAGTTTACACCTGAAGGTAAAGATTGTGGCTGTGATGACAGGAAGAACAAATTAAATGAGTTGTTTCCGTATGCAAAACCGTTGTGTTTTAACGAGCAAGAATTTAATTATTTAGCAGATTTTTTTGATACTAATGTTACAACTGTAACACCAACAGTTCAAAAAGAAGTATTAGCTATTTACAATAGAATATTTACAGACAAGAAACAGGCTACAAATTGTGGGCAATGTTTTTTTAACGGTGTAGTTGATAAGCTGCAAAAGGTTTACAATCAATATTTGTAATTAGTTCTGAAACATTATAAAACTATGTCAACAAAAAAAGTACACAATTTAAAACACATTAGATACCTTACAGACTTTGAGGTTATAAGCAACAACCTACTAAAGTGGAAAAAGGCAAAGCCAATAAAAGAATTAGATGATATGATAGATGCTATTATTAGCATTAATTATTACATAACTGAAATATACCACAACGAACTTTATCACGCAGAAGCACAAGCAGAATACAGGTCTGCTAAACTACGTGCAATAGAACGTGCAAGTAAAGCTGAAAAGAAAGTAGAAGCACTTGAAAAGGAATTAGAAAAGTTTAAACTAAAAGAAGAATTAGGGCTATGAGTGATAGTAAAAAGAAATACTTTGAAACACAAACAGATGGTATAGTAGAAGATGTCAAGTACATAATGGACAAGCGTAGTGAAAAAGGCCAAAAAGAGTATGGTGTTACCTTAGAAGATAACCCTGACGGGTTTTATGCTTGGCTTAATCATCTGCAAGAGGAACTAATGGATGCGGTACTTTATATTCAAAAGATTAAAAAATTAAAATAATTATTGTTTGTTTATAAAATGTTTATTACATTGCAGTATAAAACATATATTATGAACTACGAAGATTTTTATTACGCTTCCCTTACTTATTGGGAATTAGAACAAACAATTAACAATCCTAATGTATTAGGTGGTTACAAAAAAAGATGTCAGCAAGAACTTGACAAAAGATTATCTGAACAAACTGAAATATTAGAACTATGATAACATTACTAAATGGGGATCATTGGGGTAAAGAAGAAATATTGACTCAAATGGTTGACGATGAATTTTACTATGGACACTTGGGTAAATATGCTTTAAGTAGTAGCAGTATTAAAACAATACTTAAAAGCCCAAAGACATACAGAAATGTTATTAAGTACGGTAGCGATTCTGACACACCTGCTTTAATAGCAGGAAAGTTATTTCATTGTATGGTGCTTGAACCACAAAAGTTAGACAAGCTACACTTTGTAGAAGCAAGTACACGAAACACAAACGTTTACAAACACGCTAAAGAACAACACGATGAAGTGTATTTAGTAAAAGAAAAGTTTGCAGCAGAACGTTTAACCGATGCACTATTAAGAAACGAAGCTGCACTTAAACTTTTAAACAAAGCAGACTTTGAAGTACCAGCTATAGAAATGATGGAAGGAATAGCAATAAGAGGTAAGGCTGATATATTAAAAGGTGATCATCTTATAGACCTTAAAACCACATCAGATCTAAATGCTTTTAAATGGTCAGCAGACAAGTACGGTTATGATCTACAGGCTTGGTTGTATATGCAATTATTTAATTGCACAAAGTTTACTTTTTTAGTAGTTGACAAGTCAAGCTGTGATATTGGTATATTCGAAACAACAGAAGAGTTTTTAGAACGTGGTAAGAATAAATTTATACAAGGGATTGAAAACTATAAATACTTCTTTGAACAAGACAATGATTTAGATCAATATGTAATGCGAGGTATATTATGAATATATTAAAAAAAGCTGACGAAATAATTAACGAGAGATCTGAAGAAAAGGTTAGAGATTATGGTCCTTTTTCTAAAGGTATGGAACGTGCAGCTCAAATAGCATCAGGAGCTACAGGTAAACATTTAACTGCTAAAGATATGTTTATGGCAATGATAGCTTTAAAACTATCAAGGGAATCTTATAATCATAAAGAGGATAATTTATTAGATGCAGTAGCATATATAGGTGCATTAAATAATTATGAAAATGGAGAATAAAAAAGCAATAGTAGGTTTAGTTTCTAATCCTGCTAAAAGTTTGAATAGCCATAATGGAGGTTGGACATTAGTATTAAAAAATATATTTAAAGCCGATGTATTAACTGAAAAAGATGATTGGGATAACTATGATGAGTTAATATTATCAGAAGGTATAAATTATAGAGAAGGAGTATTTAATTTTTTTGGTGGTGTTCAAGATAGTTTTTATACAAAATTAGAAAAGTTAAATTCATTTAAAGGTAAAGTATACTGTATTAACGAGATGGTTGATTATAATGTTATTTGTAAAAAAAGAAAAGATTTAAAAGGATTATCTTGTAATAAAATACCTGAAATAATAAATATAAAAAATTTTAATAATAACTTAATTTTAGGTGATAGTCACACGGTTTCAGTATATAAAC